GCCTTCTACGTATGGTTTAAATAACCAATGGTAACCTATTTCATGAATAGGCGTTAAATACTTTTTCTGATATATATACCAAACTTTCATTGCCTTAGACCAATCTTCTAATTGTGTTTGCCTATACATTTCAGTACATACTATTTTTCCAGGATCAGATGCTTGTGCGTCATTTGAATACATAGAATTTTGTATACTCTGATTATTTGTATGAGTTTCATGGTCGTTAATACCATTTTGGTGAGCATTATTACTAAATGTTCCTCCTCCTATATGTGTAGCGCTACTTATAGTTGTGCCTCCTCCAACTGTTCCATCACCACCATCATCATTATTATGTGTCTGGTATTTAGCGTTATCTCTTAGTCTTACTCCTTGAACTTCGAGTACTCGAGTTGATTTATAAGTGCTTTCTACTGTATCTAAATAACCTGTAGCAGTATATGATGCTTTAGCTATACATGCTGCATTAATTTCTTTATTTGCACTTATATCAAGTAATTTAAATTCTCTTGTTCCAACCCTGAATTTTAAAGTGTCATTATTTGGAATAATAAATGAGCCAGCTATTGATCCATTGGCATCAGTAGTTAAGGTTGAAGACGTGTTTGGATGAGAGGTTACACCTATTAGTGTGTTACCAAAATCTGAATCGCCATCTGAATAGAATTGAAAGGTTTCACTTTTTGTAAAACTAGAGACATCTACACCATCAAAGAAAGGAAATACTCTTGTACTTGGTCTTAAGCCTTCTGCTTTAAAAAATATTTTTCTCGATCTCATAAAAGGTAGTAATGCAGTTTGAATAACTCTATCTTCTACAAATTCTATAACAGTTTCATCACTTACAACTTTATTAACTGTTCCGGAAATATTATTTGTTTGACTACCAACTACTAATTGATCTGTAGGTACGCCACCCCAATTCCAAGACCAGTTATTCCAGTTATATGCTTGAATTGGACTTAATCTTGACCCTCCTGTTATAGTTCTATCTGCGGCTTTAACTACATCTCTCCATTCGTCAGAAGCAGGAGATAAAGTAGTAATTCCTTCGTATATTACAACATTAAAAGGATTTATTCTTATAGATTTACTTGCAAGATTTTGATTAATATATGGTACTTCGTCATAAGCCATGTAAACGTTATCACCTTTACGAATAGTATTAGTTGATGATGCGGAATCATATATTAATCTTATATTATCTTCAGTAAAAGTAGGTCTTATTAAATTATTAATTGGATCTAATGCGGCTCTGTATTCGTTTACACCTCCAGTTAAATCTGAAAAAGTATGATCGGTAAAATTATCTACTATAAATCCAGATTTTGTTCGATCGTTTCCAGCTGAATCTAATACTTGAAAGTGTTTAGTATCAACTTCTAAAGCACTTAACGTTGCAAATTCTTCAAGTTTATCTAACCTCTTTTCTAAAAATCCAATGTCTTTCATTGTAAATCTTTTATGTTCTATCTTTCTCATAAAAATATCAGAGTCATTAAGAGTATTAGCCCCAAGAGTTAGATCATATAACCCTAAAGTTCCATCTGGTTTATCTGGCATAGTAGGTACAAAACCTGATGCGCCAAATATAAGTCTTATTACACCTTCTCTATCAATAACAAGTTTTGCAGACTTTGCTAAAAAGTATGTTATATCCGCTGTAACAAGAGAAGTTGGTTGAGGTAATTCGATAGCTCGAGCTCCCAGTCCAGAATTAGAAAATTCTCCTGCCGAATCCATCACAGATCTAAAATCTAAATAATTATATAATCTAATGCTTTGACCATTAGAAAATTTGTACCTAGGAATTTGATCATATGTTACTTGACCTGTGTAAGAATTTACTGCAAAGAAATCACCTGATACTCCGTGATTAAAATGTCTGTAATTAACAAATACGCTACCTGCAGGCGCTGATTGACCACTTTTTAATAATAATCTACCAAGTGCATAATGATTATCTCTTTGTCCATTATCTAGTGTGAATCTATTAGCATAACTAATATTACTATCACCACCTTTTAATATATCTTGTACATCAAAAATATCAGCTTTATTTAGTGGTAAGAATTTTTGTCCATTACCATCTGAATCTATACTAACTGTAATTGCTTTTTGAGCTATTGTTTTAGTTTTTATTGACGCCTGACTTTTATTTACGTAACCAAGTATTTCAACTGCCTGGCTTGCTGGTAATCCAGTTAAGGTAGCGGATGTACTTCCTGTTCCTGATATACTTGCATTTAAGTAAACATCACTATCGGTTCCTACAATCCAATCATCTGTGTTTGTAAACGTTTCACCTGTAGCAGAAAGAGATATGGATGCTTGTCCTGATCCATTCGATGTAGCAGTAAAACGTCTTTGCGCAGCAAAAGATATATCAGTTAAAGATTGTGCTCTAGGACGAGGTAAAATAAATAATGATGTATTATTATTTGCTTCTTTTAATACAGCTTTACTATTTTCTAATGTAGGCCTAAAATAACTTGAAGTGCTAGTACCAATACTTTTAACGCTTCTAAAAGCAGAACCACTATTCATTTGCACATCAAACAAATGATATCTTAGTTTAGTGCCGTCTTCATTTATTGCTTTTACTCTAGCACTACCAATTGTATTACCAGTATAATCTAAACCATCTTTTAAATCTAATTTTTCAAACACATTAATATTAGGTATTCCAAAAGAAGCCGAGTCACCAAAAGTTCCGTTATCCACAAAAACATAATTACCAAAATCTGTTCCAACTACATCATTATTAATTGATATAGTATCAGTTGATTTTTCTATTCTAAGAGTTGTAGGAAAAGTTCGTGCCGCTCTAAATCCATCCACAACTGCCGTTCCTGGACTTACTTCAAGATTTAAATGTGTTGTTGCAGAATCTAAGTTAAACTTTGCTGTAAAAGGTTTTACAAAATAATCACCAGAGTTTTCATGAATTCTTCTTGCTATAACTTTGTTAGGGATATCATATGAATTTCTTTCATCAACTGCACTATAAATCACACCTTCTTTTACAGTTGCAATATGAATAAAGTTTTCGTCTGAATCAACATCACCATCTTCTACTATAGTTAATTCAATCTTATAACGATCAGCACCAGGCGCAGTAAGGTTTGGAGAAGCTCCTTGGTTATCAAATAATGAATTATCATCTATTGATGTAACAACGCTTTCAACTGCTTTAAATCCTACGTTCGTATCAACTATGTCACTATATTTTGATATGATTTTTGACTGATCTTCAGTAAATACAAAGTGGCCACGTGCATAGTATATTCCAGATAATAAAGTTATAAGAATACCAACACCAGTTGCAGGATTGGTTAACGTATTTGTAGTTTGAACTGTAAGAGTGATAGAACCGTTATTTACATCTTCACCAGCAGTCATACGTATTGTATTAGTGCCAGAAGATCCAGCACTCGTATTGGTATATTGCACATATAAAGTTGCAGGATCAGATCCTGTTGCTGCAACTACTTCTAATACCTTTACTATAACGCCTGAAGTTTGTCCTGTAAACGATGTTCCAATTAAAACAGATGTATCAGTTGGTAGAGCATTTGTAGTAGTATTAAGCTTAATAAATTCATATTTTTGATTTATTGTAGCACCACCAGGTTTTACCACAGCACCTTCTTTAAATATATTATTACCAAATCTTGCTATTTGCTCTTGTAATATTGTTTGTAATTGTGTTAACTCACGTGCTTGTACTGCTTTACCTGAGTTGAATAATATTTTATGAAAACCTGAGCTGTCAGAAAAGTCATCTTTAAATGTATCTGTAAATATTGCTTTTGATAATGTTGTCGCCATGTTAAATCCTTAAAGTGTTATTACAACTTTTATATCTTCTGTCTGGTTTGCAGAACGTGTTACTGGTGCTCTATTTTCTATATATATTATTTCTCCGGAAAGTTTATTAGCATCATCTTCAGTAAATGCATCACTATCAGCATCTACACCTGCTGCAATTAAAGTTCCAGATTGTCCTCCACCAGTTATTGCTTCACCTTCCTGAAAAGGTTTAAATCCTGTTTCTTCCGATTGATGAAAATATAGTCTGTCACTATCAACTTCATCAACAAAAGCTTTTGCACCACTAGTTCCACCGGTAATAGTTGCATCTAAAAACCCAGTTGCTGCTGCTGCTTGTAATTTTAAAAAGTTTAAAACTTTACCAGAAGCATTATCAAAGTCAGATACTGATCCAGGAACTGCAGAGTCTGTGTGCTCTTTTGGATTTCTTATAAGACCTACTTGCCTAAAATCTTGACCTACTATAAAGTTACTATCTTCTATACCATTAGGTTTTGCATTAAACATTAGTGATGTTGATTTTAACTCATCTCGAGGATCTGCTCCTAATCCATTTTCTGGTCCAAGTATTGCACGTGCAGTAGCAGATGATCCGCCTCCTCCAGTTATTGAAACACTGGCAAAAATATATCCTTGACCCATAGCCATAGCGCTATCAGTACTAGAATCTAATTCGATTTTAACAACTGCTCCACCACTTACTGTTGCAGTTGCTGCAGCTCTCACGCCATCACCGTCAATTGTAACAGTTGGAGTTGATGTATAGCCTGATCCTGCCGTTGTAATAGCTATACCTAATACTTGTCCAGGAACAGCCGAATCCTGAACAAAAGCTTGCTGAACTTCTAATGTTGATAATCCTGCACCAGCTGCAGAATCTAAAACTTTTTCTATTGGTACAAAGTTTGATGATAAAAATTTACTTGATCTTGCAGCACTTAAACTATATAAAAATTTCCATACATATCCATCAGCAGTTTTAAATGGTTTTGCAACAGTACCTGTTGGTTTTATTGTAGACGCGTTTGCTGTTCCAGATGCATTCTTGCCTTGTTGTAAACATATATAAACTTGGTTATCTTCGGTTAAAACGTAATAACTATTTGTTGCTGGAATGCTAGCAAAGTTATCATCATATGCATTATAAAAAGCACCAGATGACCAGTTATATCGTGGAATAACGTAACTTAAATCAGTTGCAGATTTTATAGACTGTAATCCAGCTCTAAAGTTTCTTATAGTTCTAGGCGTGTCAGTTGGATCTGGAACAGTTTCCGATCCGTCCCATTGTTCTGATCTACCTATACCTACGTAATATCTTGCAGTGGCAAGTCTTGATTCATCAAACACAGTTTGTGTGAGTTGTTTTTTAAACGTGTCTGTAATTATTGCTGACATATTCTATTCCTTATGCTACCGTTACTTCGCCTTGGTTACCAACTAAGAACCAATTACTTCCATCCCATATACACGTACAACCATCGTTTTGAGCTAAGGCAAAAGATGTACCTTGTGCAAAATTGGATGGAGCAACTGTCATAGCTCCTGCACCCTTATTCGTAAAAATTTTATATTCACCAACAGTTGTTCCATCTGCTAAACTTACTGCCAAAGCCGAACCTTTATTACCTATTATCAAAGTTGCGGATGTACTTGCTGCACCGTTTGCAGTTATTGTAGAAGAACTAAAAGCTGCCTTATTTAATTCAACTGAACCAGTTCCCTTTGGTGTCATAATAATATTTAAATTAGTTCCACCTCCTGTTGCAGAGAGTGTAGGTCCAGTTGTTGTTGCTCCGTTTGCGACTGTTAATTCATTGACAGCACTACCAGTAGTTGTAAACTTAATAAACTCATTTCCATTAGCATCATTTAATGAAGTGCCAATGATAGGAGTATTTATTGTAGGTGACGTTAAAGTTTTATTTGTGAGAGTTTGCGAACCTGCAATTGTTGTAACTGTTCCCGCGCCACTTGGTATGGTAATTGTTCCACCGTTTGTAATTGATGCTATAGTTGGAGTCGTTAATGTTTTATTAGTTAGTGTTTGAGTTGCGGTATCTAATACTACATTACCTCCGGCATTTGGTAAAGCAATTGTTCTATCTGCTGTAGGATCGGTTGCAATTAATTTAGTTTCATGAGAGTCTGTGCTCGTTCCTTCAAATATAATAGTACCAACACTACCAGAATCTTTTAATATAACCTGAGTTGTTAAAGTACTACTATCACCTCCAAGTTGTGTATATATTTCTTGGAAGTTTTGATTAATTTTAGAACCAGCAGATCTTAAAGTATCACCAGTGCCGTCGTTTGCAGATGAACCTATATTTATGTTTTGTCTTGTCATTTTTTAAATCCTAATAAGTCTATTTATACTAAAAACTCGAGTCACTCAAATATCTTGTGAACATATCGTTATCCATAGTCTCTGTTATTAATGAGAAATCTGGTCTTGCAGAACCAGCGCTATCTCCAATATCGCTATCATCAAATTTAAAAGAATTTACAGACATCATTTCTTGTACATTATGATATGTTTTATTTAACTGAGATAACGTAAAACTTTGGTAGTCACTTACTAGATCAGTTAAGTCAGTTCTTACTTGTAACGATGAGCCTCCAAATCCAGTTTGCAACACAGTGAATTGCCTAAATGGTAAGCTAATAGCAAGTGAAGCTTGTGAAGAAACGGTTGGACCAGTTGCAGAATCAGCAATTGATAATGGTGCTGATAGCGTTAATATTCCTTCAGCATCTGTTACAACTTGCCCTTCATAGTAAAATCCAGCCGGATGTATAAATTTTTTATATAACGCATTCCAATTACTTATATCTGTATTTGTGTTTATTCTTAAACCAAAAGTTTGAAATACTTTATCATTTTGTATAAATTTTAAAGAATCTACGCCTATAGTACTGGCAGAATCTCCAATTGTAAACATGGATTCTTTACCATACTCTACTTGTGCACTTTGCTGAAAAAATAACCTAAAAAATTCTTCTGCAGAAAATCTTGTTCCTTTTTGTCTTAAAAATTGTGCAAGTCTTCTTAAGCCAAATCTTTTGTCAGAAAAATTATCTGCTGTTTCTAAACCACCAGCTAATTCTGGAACATACTTATTAATAAGATCACTTGGCATTTCACCAATATCTTTAGTAGCATATGATTGTTTTAAGTCATCACCAAACGCGTGAGTACCGTCCGCAGAATCTAAAAACTCATAATACTTTTCTAAAAATGTAACTAATTTAGGAAACTCGCTAGTAAAATATTCAGGTAAAGATTCTCTTACTTTTCTTACCTGGAAGTTTTTAAGCCTTCTTTTACTTTGAAAGTCTATTGCCATTATATGCTAACCTGCGTATTTTGAAAATCTAGTAAAGATCTTGAAGTTGATAAATCTGTGTCAATATCTAAAATAAAATTTCTTAAAGGCCTTACAGTATTTTGATTTGCCGGTAAAACTTTAATGTCAATCTGTGAACCATTAAATCCACTAGGCTTAAATCCAATTAGTGTTATTGTGCCTGTAGATGCTTCATAAGATCCGGCATTATCAATTTCTACTGTTCCATCAAGTGTTATTACTTGTAATTTATTTGAACTTAATTTATTTCTAATAAAACATGTTTTATTATTTAAACTAAAATTAGTACTTGTTATTATAAAAGTTGAGTCATTCGGGGTTGATAAAATTACTGGAAAAATTATTTTGTATTGTAAAGAAGTATTAACTGTTGGTATAAATCCTTGCATTAACTGAACTTCCATTTTTGAGTTTAGTATTGCTGGATCAAGTGCATCAATAAGAGTTAATATATTTGATCTTCTAAAAACTTTATCAAATCTTTTTAAACTTATTGAGAAGAAATTATTAATAGTACTTTGTACTTGAGTTTCCATAGCTTGAGGTGTTAAACTAGTAAGATCTGGATCTAAATTAAAAGTTGTACTCAATATCATATTAGTTGTTATTGGATCAACAAAATCTGTAGTAATTGACATTATAGCAAGATTATCTGTTAGCTCAGTTGTAATTCTATCTTTTACTGTTTGTTGTGTATCTAACGTAATACCATCTTTAAATTTTAATCCAATAAATACTTTTCCAAAAACTTTTGGAACATTATCATTACCACCAAATGAAGTTACATCATCTAAAAAAGACCCAAACTTTGTTAATATTAAAGCTCTATAATCTTCTGCTGTAACTAGTCTTCTTTGAGATGAAAATGCTATAGGAGCATTTTGCCTTATTGATTCTATGCTTTCCTTAAATGATCCACCTGCAGAAGCAGCCTCTGTTGCTGTAGTAACATTATATTGAACACTGTTAACAGTTACTATCGCTTCTGTTGAAAAAGTTGTTGCTCCATTTGCAGTGCTTCCAACTGTTGATAAATAATCAATAACAATTTTATTACCTGCTTTTGGTGCAAGTCCAGTTGAAATACCATCACCAAAAACTATTTCATAAAAACCATTTGGTGTTTCTTTGATTTGATAAAAAGCTGATTCATTAGTTATTCTAATACCATCAACTATATTTAAGTAAGTATCAAATGTTGTGGCAGAACTTGTAGGAAATACTCTAACTCTAATTGTGCTAGTATCTAATGTTATGTCAGGTATAACGTATATTTGAGTGTCAGTTGTGTCTCCAACAAAGAATGTTTTTGTTTTTTCTGTGCCTTCAAAAACTGGTACAGCTGTTGCACCATCAGCATTTAAAAATTGATATGTTCCATTTCCGTCATCACTTCCTACAAAGTTTTCTCGAGTTTGAAATGTATATGAAACCCCATCTACAGAAGATGTAAATGTAGTACCTCGAGGTAAAGTTATTGCTGTAGGTCTATTCGAACCACTTACAAGTACAGATAAGTTTAATGCTGCCTGAGAAGAGGTAAAAGAAGAAGGGACATATCCTAAACCTTCTGCTAAAGCAACAACCGAGCTTCTTAGTTGTGCCGTGTTTATAAATGATTCATTTAATGCAAAGTTTGCAGTAAGTCCATTAAAATGTGTGTTATATGCCAAAACATCTAAAATATTACTTAAACCAGAGGCCTCAAAATCGTAATCTTGAAATTCAGTTTGTTGCTTTAAAAAATCTTTTAATCGTCCTTTTATTGTATCAAAGTCTAATTGTGTTGATTTAATTGTTGTTGCCATTATCTTAACCTCGTTAGATTTAATTCTGTAGTTACTGTTTCGTTTGTATTGACAACTCTAAATGTTACTGTAACTTTTACTTCATGTGAATCGTCTCGTAATTCTGTCGATACGTTTAATACTATTGCTCTAGGCTCGTATATTTTTATTGTCTGTATTATTTGATCTTTAACTTCTTGTGAATCAAAATCTGTGTTTAAGCCAAATAATAAAGCATTTAAGTTGCCACCATAGCGAGGTAAAAAAGGCTTTTCAGAAAAGTTAGTTAGTAATATATTTTTTACAGCCTGTTTTACAGCAGCCGCATGTTCTTTTTTAAATATGTCTCCAGAAACTTTTTTAGCAAAAGACAAATCGATATCTTTCGAATTTTTAGTCTTCGAAGTTAAAATTTGTCCGGAATTAATATTTCCATCTTCTACTGCAAAAGCTCTTGTTGGCATCTAAATCCTCTGTACTATTTATACTGTTTATGTTAACAGTTCTTCAGGTTTTTCATCAGTTCTTAATACTTCTATTAGTTCATTTGTTGCTTGAGTAATATTATTGTATCTTGTTTCAAACACGTTCTTATATGCAATATTATAAGGTGGTGTTATTTCAGGCATTGTAATTATTATCTGTACATTTAAAGAATCATCTGGATTAAAGTTATCATAGTCTAAAATCATTTTTTGATAATTCAAATTATCTTTAAAGTATACGGCTAAATCAAAAGTTTTTTCTACTGCGAGCTCACCTTTATTATTAATCAACTCGTATACAACAGTTTGACCTCTTGACATAAGATAATTTATGCCATCGCTTACGTCTAAATTTTCTCCAGATTCTGCTCTATATAATCCTTCAATAGGTACTAATCTAAAGTTTTTAAATTGTAAAGGTGCTGAACTTGAGTTAATTAATTTTAAGACATCTGCATGTAGCACGTACTGCTTTGCTAATCTTAATCTTTCATTATCATCTAAGATATGTGTTAAAGTAACAGGATCTCCATGAGCACTTACAAATTTAGCCATACTTACGCCAGGTGCTAATCTCGTTCGACTTGTTATTGGAATTCCAGCTGATACTTGATTAACAGGGTTAAACTTTGGATCAACATAATAATCAGTTCTTACATTTGTTATCTTATTAGATTTATAAAGCTTTGTGGGGTTTCTAGATCTGCCTAGAGGTTTACCACCTCTTACAGCAACCTTGTCTTTACCAATTGTTCTACCAAGAGCTGCAGGGCTTAATCTTGAAACATGTGGAGATAACGTTCCATCGGCTATACATGCACCAATAAAAATTTTATTACGTGCATTGTTTGGATCTCTAAGTTTCGATCTTATTTGTGCAGTATTTAAATCAGTAGTTGAAACACCACCATAATGTTCTAACTTATTTAATTGATTAAATAATGCAGCGTCATCGTCTATTGATACTCTCTTAATAGCCACAGAAGAATTTTCAAGTGCGCTATTCATTAATGACTGAGTAGGTTGTTGAGTGTTTTTATTAGTTGCTTCACTGAAACTTACTGATGACTGTGCGCTTCCTGCTGCTGGACCTAAAGCAGCTGTTGCAGCTTTTCCTGCTGTATTAGCATTACCTGATAGATTACCATTGAATGTAGGTGCTGTCATACCTACATCAGCTATTATCCCTTGAGACGCATGAATAGAAGTTGAATTTACTCTTGGAATGTGCGCGGTTTTAGCATACATTACAATTTCTTCACCACCTATAGTTCCACTATCTCCTGTTAACGCTAGAGAAGAAGCAACTACATTAATACTTTTTGATGTACATGTTATTTCTTTTTCAGCAGTCATGAATAATGTTCCGCCTGTGTTATTGTTTTGATCTTCTCCTACAAATAAACCTTTTGCTCTTTTAATTATTTCATTACTACTACCATGAATAAAATTCATAACATCGCCGCCAATTGTTTCTGATTTACCGCCAAGAACTTGTACTTCTTTACTACCACCAATATCTT